ACCACCCTGTTGGCGCCAAGTGGGCGGTGACCACCACCAACCCCACCCAGGCTCAGCTGGCAACTATCGGTAACTGGTCGAAGGTGTACGAAACCAAGAACATTGGTATCGTGCGTGCGACCATCACCTCCAACTTCGACTAATAGGAGGAACTAACCATGGCTTCGATTTTTGAACTGGAAGAGCCGTCTTTTGGCCGCCATTCCGTTGGCAAACTGTTGGTTGCTGCTACTGATGCAGCTACCACGTTGACTGCGGAGCAGGCTTGCGGAAGCATCGTCACGATGACTCCTACAGCCGCTCGCGCTGTCACCACTCCTATTGCCGCTGACATCATTACTGAACTTGGCCCTCAAGCCAAAGTCGGTCAAACTTTTGAGGTCAGCGTCATCAACTTGGCTTCTGCTACCCACGCAATCACCTTCACCGCTGGCGCCACTGGCGTCACCGTTGTTGGTAATGCTGTTGTCGCAGCCGCTACTGGCGGTACCTTCACTGGCCGTGTTGCTTCTGCAACCACGGTTGTGTTCTACCGCGCCTAATGGGCTTATTCGCTTTCCGGCGAATGCGTGAACTGGAGGCTGCCTCTAAGGAGGTGGCCTCTTTTCCCGTTGAAGAGCCAGCTACTGTAGAGGTAGCACCTGAAGTAATTACCGAGCCGGTTAATGGCAATCGCCCTCGTCGCAACAATCGGCGGAAGCACAGCGAACACTTACCTGACGCTGGCTGACGCGCAAGCCATTGTTGATGGTTTGGTGCTTGATGCGGATGTGACCGCATGGGGCACCGCTACCACTGACGCCAAGAACCGTGCACTGTACACCGCTGCTCAGAGGCTGGACCGTGAACGTTTTCTTGGTGCTCGCGCTACTGACACCCAGTCAATGCAATGGCCTCGAACTGGAGTACGGAAGCCTGATACCTATATCAATACCTACGCAACAGGTTTCCCGTTTCGCATTACCACCGACTACTTCACTGACGGTGAGATCCCACCACAGATCAAGCAAGCCCAGGTGGTGTTGGCCGTCTACCTCAACAACAACACTGATAGCCTCGGCCTGAACGGTCTTGAGGATTACAACAGCGTGACCATCGGACCCATCAGCGTCAGCATGAGCGCCAGCAGCCCGCAGGCTGGTGCAGATAAAGTGCCACCGATGATGGAAAGATACCTAACAGGGCTTAGAATTAGCGGACCAGGCAACATTGCCATTCGTAGGAGCTGATCCATGTCGCTAATTTCGCCCGGTGGTGACGAGATTTTTGCAAGGCGCCGTACGGATGGCACCTACGCCGCTGGCATTGTTAGCGCTGGTTTCAGGTCTACGGTCACGATCACCCGGCCAAGCAATGCCACCGCCTATACAGCTGGTGATGTGGTTGGCGACACGGGCGGCAGCGCGATCCTGACGTTCAGCAATATGGGCCCGAATAGCGGCTACATTCTGCTTCAAAGCGCTGCGTTGATCTTGAGCGATAGCACGGTGCCTAGCGGCATGGCTAGCTTCCGCGTGCATCTTTACAGTGCAAGTCCTACGGCAATCGCTGATAACGCTGCATTTGATTTGGTAAGCGGCGACCGTGCAAGTTACATGGGATTCTTTGACATCCCAACGCCTGTGGATTTTGGCAGCACGCTTTACGCTCAGACTGACTACATTGGGCGGATGCTCAAGATGGCGACCAATAGCACCACGCTTTACGCCGAGATCGAAACCAAAGGCGCCTATACACCTGTCAGCGCTAGCACGGTTGAACTGCGCATCAGCGCACTAGAGGCTGGTCTCTGATGCGAGCGCTAGGAGCATCACGAACTAGCGTTGTCCCTGGTGGCGGTTTAGCTGGCGGTTGGACACTCAATCCGCTGTGGAAAACAGCGCGTGCGGTGCCAAGTCTTGACCTGCGCTTTGCGGAGAACAAAACGCTAGGTGATGCCGTTGGCGGTGGTAGTCTCGTCACCTTCACCCGCGCCAGCACCGCAACTTTTACGGGCAGTGATGGGTTGATTACGTCGGCAACCACTAACGAGGCACGCTTCGACCACAACCCAACAACGGGTGAAAGCCTTGGCCTGCTGGTGGAAGAGGGGAGGACGAATTCGTATCAATATAGTGAAGAGTTTGACAATGCTTACTGGTCAAAAGCAACCGCCGATGGCACTGTAACAGCTAATCAAATAGCATCTCCTGATGGTGCAGTTACCGCAGATTTATACCAAGAAAATACAGCAACATCTAGTCGATACCTAGCTAGATCCATATCTTTCACAAGTGGCACAGTTTACACTGTTTCTGTTTGGGCAAAACAAGCGGTAGGCGCTACTAGGTATCTTGGTTTTATTATGCCTTTAGGTATTTTTGGAGTCAATGTCAACTGTACTTATATATTATCAGGTGCGGGAACCGCAAGCATTAATGTCTCTGGCACAAGTACAACTGCGTCTATTCAGGCTTTTGCTAATGGTTGGTATCGCTGTACTTTGACTTCTCAGGCAACTGCTACAGGTTCTGTTGGCACTCAATTCCGCCTTAGCAATTCTTCCACTAACGCCTCATCCAGCTATACAGGAGATGGCACCAGCGGCATCTACCTTTGGGGCGCCCAACTAGAAGCCGGAGCTTTTGCCACCAGCTACATCCCCACCACCACCGCAACCGCAACCCGCGCCGCAGATGTGGCCAGCATTACCGGGTCAAACTTTAGCTCCTGGTATAACCAGACGGAGGGGACGGTGTTTGCAAGAGGACAAGGTTTAAGTACAACAGGTACTTTTACTTCTTTTGAGACAGGAAACAGCAGTGTTAGTAATTCTATATTGTTAGGAGGATTAAGCGGGACAACAACATTTCGAGTTCGCGGACCTTCAAGCACTACACAAGCACAAATTAGCTTAATCGCAACAGGCACCCTTCAATCTTTTGCTGGTGCATATGCACTAAACTCATTTAATGCTACTTATGGAGGTCAAGTTTCAGGAACCGATGATACGTCTGGCACTCCTCCTAGTGCTATTGATAATTTAAAAATTGGTGTAAATGCTTCGGCTGGTACTGAACTTAACGGTACTATCCGCCGTTTGTGCTTCTGGCCTACCCGCCTCAGCAACATCACCCTTCAGCAGATCACGCAACCATGAACTTCCTACGCTTCCCCGACGAATCCGCCTGGACCGCTGCTGCCACTGAGGCTGGGTTCCTGATTGACGACACGCTGACTGCTTACACCCACGGCCACGCTATTGACGTTGTAGGCCAAATACCAGAGACGGAGGGCTGGCACGTCAACTTTGCTGGCGAACTGCCTGATGGGTGGGATGATTATCTGGTAGAACCCGCCAATCCTTACCGAGTCTTCGCGTAATGGCACTTGCTTCCGCGCTACAGAAAACTGCCTCCAAGTTGATGAGCAAGTTTGGCGGTACGTTGACCTATAGACGGGTCACCAGTGGCGCCTATAACGCCAGCACAGGTGTTGTAACCGAGTCGGCAACCGACTACACCCTACGTGGCGTGTTACAAGATGTGAACGCCCGTGAGGTCAACGAGCTGATTCAAGCGGGTGACAAGCGGTTGTTTATCGCGGCAACCGATCTGGCCGTAACGCCAAGCACCGCCGACCGCGTGATCATCAGCACCGTGTCGCACCAGATCATCACCGTGCAGACCATCGAGCAGGACAATCAGGCAATCACCTACGAACTGGTCCTGCGAGCCTGATCATGGCAAGACGCATCAACATCGGTGACATCGGCAACTTCTGCGAAGGCCAGATGAACCAGTTGTTGCGCGTCGTCGTGCTTGAGACTGACCAAGAACTTAAAGCGCAAAGCCCAGTAGATACGGGACGTTTTCGCGCTAGCTGGGTTGTTGGTGAAAATGCCACTGGCAGTTATGACGCCGGAGCGCAACAAGCCAGCACAGGTTCCAGCAAAGGCAAAACATCACCACCCGCAAGTCCAGCGCCAACGCCTTTGACAGGCATCAACTACACACCAGGCAACGAGCGCATCGGAAACACATATTCTATTCATAACTCCTTGCCATACGCTGAGCGCTTGGCGTACCAGAACTGGTCTACGCAAGCGGCGGCAGGATGGGTGGACATCATTGCTAGGCAGATGACCAATCGCGCCAAGCAGTTGGCTGACACTATCGGGAGGCAAGGCTAATGGCTGCACTAGATCTCAACGCAATCCGCGCCATCGTGGAAGGCAGACTAGCCACCGAACTAGCCATAGTGCCAGTCATACCAGTGGTGTTCCACAACATGGCGTACACACCCACGCCTGCGAGCACCTGGGCACAGTGTTCTGTTAGCTTTGGCGCCAACAACTACCTGACCATGGGCAGCACTGCTGGTGCTAGCAACAGCGTCATCGGTGTCATCGTTGTAAACATCTTCTCCGCCAAAGGTGTTGGCCCCAGCGCCAATCTCACTGTCGGCAAAAGAGTACGAGACCTTTACAATAGAATTGTCGTATCCGGGGTTCGTTT